AGTAACTAAGGAGGTGACGACGCGTTACTCTCACTGAGATCCAATTATTATAATACTCTTCTTTGAGTAACACGTTGTTGATGAACTGATGGTATGCCTCGATATAACTGAGTTGGGACTTGCTACTTAAAGAGCTGTTTGAGTTACTGTTAATAATATTGACGGAGTTGCTGGACAGAACGCAGTATTAGCTTCAGAATCCAACCTTATTGTTGTATTATCTGCAGCCCACATTAGTTGAACATATTCATTTGCATTTAACGATATTGTCCAATTACAAGCAAAAGTCATACGAGTATTGTTACCATTTACAGTTTGAGATCTTGTACTATAATCAACATCAGTATTATTTTTCTTTACCCAAAAATATACATTTTTCGTACTTGAATTAGTAGAAGATAATTGAGCAGATAACGAGAAATTATATAATCCAGATTGAGATACAACAATATGAGAATTTGCAGATATAGAAAACCCACTTGCGATATTTGTCGTATCTAATATAATTGGATAAGCAGTATTAATAGCATCTAGTATATGGTCAACCGTATTAGAGAATACACCATAACGCAGCCTTGGCCATATAGTAGGGCGAACTAATAGAGTTCCATCGGTTAGCCCAGAACTAACAATAGCTGCAACTGATAATGAAACATTAGGTAGAGTTGGTTTAACTTTTGTCATTTTACCTGGAAGAACTGGATGTACCCATAGAATATCACCAACATTCCACGTTTCATTTACATCCGAACCAGTAGTATTAACATCATGTACTCTACCAAGAATTGTAGCTCTGCCACTTTGTCCAATAGGGATATCATTAGTTAACACTCCAATAATATATAACGGTTCCGCATCTAAATCAGAAACCATTAATTCACATAGCGGTAAATCTGCAATAGAAGAATCGACTCCACTAAATTTTACAACATCTCCATTATGAAGAGTTGATCCTGTATGATTATGCACTTGTATATAATTTTCCAGACCAACTTGAAGAGTTGATCCATCATTTTGGGTAACATTCAAACAGTCTTCAGTTGGATTCCAAGATAAGGTTCCTGGAAACGGAACTACTCCTGGACCACCAGTATTTAATTGCAAATAATCTAAAACCCCAACTTCATTTGCATTTGGATTATCAAAAACAAATTTATTAGAAAATTGATTATATTTTAAATATCTACCATTAGCAATACTAGATCTATCAATATCATCTAACCAACGAAAATTTACTTCACCGCCACCTGCGCCAGCCATGGAAATTTTAGTTAACCAATTTTCCATATACTGAATTTTATCAGTTAAAGCCTTCATTTCTGGAGCTACAGCAGGAAGTTTGGGTTGATTAAACAAATCTACATTAGTTTTAAATAATCGATTATAATGTGAAGCATCAGTTAAATCTTTCTTAGCAACTTTTTCTTCTATAAATTCTTCTTGGATTATTTCAGGAGGAGTTGGTTCTACAATTGGTTGTAATTCCGGATACAGTTCCGGAGTTGTATTTTCCAACAAGTTAAAAAAAGAATTATGTTTTATTTTTTCAGATAAACCTAAGATTTCTTTTTTGGGCGTGATAGATTCTCGTTTTGCTTCAGAAATCAGGTTTAAAAAATCGTTTAGTTCGTTCATCTATAGTACCTAAATGTATATTTACAATATTTAGGTAATGAAAAAAGGGGAGCGAAAGCTCCCCAAATTATTTACCAATGATCAACACCAGTAATTGAAATCTTTAAATCACCTGTAGCTCCATTAATTTCTACATTAGGGATAACAATATCAGTTATTTTGCCAATCCCGCTGCTGTTATCAACGGTAATGTCTAGACTTTCAGCTTCTGGAAATTTTTTTAACACTTTAGCGATATCTTCTAATTCGCTGCGATATAAAGATACTGTACTTTCACTCATTTGAATAACGCCTTTCTTAAAATGTTAGTAGAATATTGTGCAACTAAAAATAAAACATATGCTCTATATTGAACAGACAAATATGCATCATGGTACAATAAATCAGCAAGAATTTTTAATATAATATCATTACGATTGTATCCTTTACTTAATATTAATTCTTTTGTTTCTTTAGTTAACACAGCCTGACGAGCCAATTCTTTGTTAAACTTATCTTTTGGATGCTTAAATGCAACCGCCCAGTCGACCATAGCAGACCCATCAGGGTATTTAGTTATAGTAGTAAGAATAGTTAAACATAAATCGCTTAGAGGACCACCTGAACCTAATTTAGCGCCATTTAAATACTGGAAGTTTGTACTTGTTGCAATTTTTGATTTAACAGATTCAACTAATTCCAATGAACTTGGGGGATACCCTAAAGCATATCCACCAATTATAGTACCCCAGTCACGTTTAAAATAAATACCCTCTTTAGAAATGTCGGCAATAGTAAAAACATAACCAGTATTAATTGCTATATTCATGTCAGGCAACCAGCCATTTTCCCAGCCATTTTCTCGTTCAACTTTCCGAACAACCCGAACTCGATCACCAACTTTAAATTCACTCATCTTTTCTTCCTCAATTAAATACAAATATTTCTCACGAAACCACTGAACGGTTTTTAAACGTGTATCATCAACACCATAAAACCATTCATTAAATACTGAATCCCAACGCATACCAACAACTTCAACACATTTATTAACTAATGATAGTTTTTCAAATGAAAATTCTATTTCATGTTTTGGTATTTGCACGACTCTAACTTTATCTTTTAATTTAAGCATCTCTAGCCTCAACAAATTGTTTAATTATATCTAAATTTACAGGAGTAAAATCAATTGCCTCCATAGATACATTATAATATCTAGTATCAGGAACTCCATCTATCATAATTATATCAGCATGTAAGTGACCATGAATATTCAATTTCCATCTATCTAATTGCGATGGATGGACAGGAACATGAGTCATCACAAAATCGTGCTTTTTAATTACACCATACAAATCTTTAAAATATTTTAAGTACACAGATGGATAGAAACAATCATGATTACCTTTTACAAGGTATTTTTCTCCATTCATTTCATCTAATAATCCAAGATATCTTTTATTAAATGTAACATCTCCTAAAAAATAAACAATATCATTTTTACCAACAACTGAGTTATGTCTATAGATAATAGTTTCGTGCATTTCTTGAATTGTATCAAATTGGCGGTATCTAATTCCATCTTTATCCGTAAATTTAATAATATTATTGTGACCGAAATGATGGTCACCGCAGAAGAATACTTCAGCCATTATTTTCTCTCTATAAATTTATTTACCTTATACAGTTATTATAATATATAACGCATATAAAGTCAAGCATTTGATTAAATAAATATATATATAACATTTATCACAAAATAAATCTATTATATTAGGAACCGAAAATGACTCAAATAAACCAAATGCTTGACAACGTTATAAAAAACAATTTAGTAGAATCAACCGATTCATTTAAAACTATTTTATCTAATAAAATTTCAAATAGATTACTAGAAGCCAAAAAAGCGATCTACTCAAAAAGATACGATAAAGATTTAGATAAAAATAAAAATGGCAAATTAGATGCAGATGATTTTAAAAAAATGCACGCTAAAAATAAAAAGCAAACATGCGATTCTTCATGTAATGAAGAAATTGAACAAGCATTAAGCGAAGTTTTAAATCCTTCTATGGGTATTCATGCATATATTGATGACTTTACTAAATCTAAAAATTCTAGATTTGATAAAGATTCAATAGACAAACGTCGTAAAAGAGCTATTGCAGCATTTTATGCAGATAAAAAATAAATAAATATATAAATATTAACTAAATTAACCCAAAAGGAAATACAAATGAGTAATTTATATAAAGATCCAGAAGATTTCGATTTAGACGAAGAAGATTTTGAAGATGAAGAAGTAGTCAGTTATACACAAAAAGAATCGATTCAAAATATGCTTGAAAATATTTTATCTGGAAATCTAGTTGAATCTTCTCAATCATTTACCAACATCATCACAGCTAAAATTGCTGCTAGATTAGAAGAATCTAAAATTAATGTTGCTAAAGGCGTTTTTGGACTTCAAGAATCACATGATAATGATGAAGACGATAAAAATTCAGAAGTAGATGACGATTCGTTCAGTAAATCTATCCACGGACAATTAAAAACTGCGGAAGATATGGATGATAACAAAATACAAGATGACGAAAAAGAAAATCCAGAAGATGGAAGAGTTAAAGCTAAATTAGCTGCAAGAGCTGCGAAAGGTCAAGTACCAGATGAAAATGAAAATTGGCATAGAAATATTCAATTAAAACAAGGGTCTGTTACACTACAAGACGGTGACGCGAAAAAAATTAATAACTTTTTGGCTGGATTGAAACCAACCAAAAGAGACGAAGTTTCGAATCATATGCATCAATCACCTAAGCATTTTAATGCTGTTCATGATGTAGTTAAAAAATTCCAAATGTAATAATACTCAATACATTACAAAGAAAAGGAGCTTTATGCTCCTTTTTTTATGCTTCATTATCATCATCAAAAGACATTTTAGCTAATAAATATGTTAATCCGATAGCTAAGGTGTAAGATATTACTTCAACCCAAAGAGAAATCATAATCCCTCCTTATGTAAACCAATTGTAAATTCCATATGAATCAATTACACAAAAAAATGCATATCGAATTTTTAACGATGCAATATTTTTACAATATGCATTTATTAAACATAATCCATGACCAATTAAGAAAAAAATAAACGCATATTTAGTATATGGTTCAATATTTGTTGCAATCAAAGATCCAGCAACAAGAAAATTTGCAGTACCAAGCCAATTTAACATAAAATCCTATTTTAATAATTAATCCCAATTTATTTAGTTTATATAAATAGAAGTAAAAAACTGGAGAAAGTGATGAATAAAATACTAGCATATATAAAAGAACCAAGAACTCTACAAGGCGAATATAATAAACTATTTTATGTTTATAGTCGACTAAGAGAACCAAGTAGTCATGCCGCATTAGCTGCGATATTTGCCGTATTTGGAACTAATATTTCGGATCAAATGTGGAATAATGTAATGAATGGATTATCTGCAGTATTTGCTATAGCAGGGATATTCCTAAAAGAAGATACAAAGGAGAAATAACATGAGTTTTTTTAGTAAAATAAAAGAGGCATTTGTTGGATTAGGTAAAGCAGCTCCAACATTAACAGCAATAGCAACAACAGTGGAAGTAGCAACTGGTCATGCAGATTTAGTGGCTTTAACTCAAAAAGCAGGCGATGCAGCTGCAAAAGTTGGCGAGGAAGTAAATACTTCAGGAGATTTAGTTGGCGCAGTATCAGAACAAATATCTACTGTGGCGGCATCTGAAGGTGAAGCTAAAATTGCAGATGTAGCAGGTAAAGTTTCTAAAGTTGCGAAAAAAGTTAAAAAGTAAAAAAAAAGCCAGAAGTATTGCGCTTCTGGCTAAAATTTTTGGTTAGTATTATAATTATTAAATAAGTTTATTTATGTTTTGCGCCACATACGGTGCAAGTATAACCTTTTTTCTGATCTTCGTTCATAACTCTCATGTTTTTACCATAAGTTGCATCTTGATATTCAGCAGCTTTTCCGCCAGTACAGTTACAACGTTTAATTTCAGCAGTTGATGCCATTTTTAATACCTCACTTTAGTTTAACAAAAATATATTATACTATAAAAATATCTATTCGTCAAGCATATTTTGCACTATTTCTGCAAAAATATCAGCTCCGTCACTAAGTCCTAATATATATGAACTTCCTTTAAATTCATTATTCGTACTTGATGTAAATTTTCTATATTCCACGCTAGAAAATTTATTAATCTCAGATATAATCCCATGACTAAGGGCAGCAACAAATGCTTCAGCTTTTTCTATGTTATTAGGAAAATATTCCTCAATTAGTTTATGCGTTTGCGTATTCATCTTCTTCTGCTACCATATTTAATAGGTCTTCGAACATTGTATTAGCAAGTTCACTTGATGTTTTTGTTTTCTTACAAATCGTTCCAAAAAATCCACTTTTAAGTAAATTTGCAATATAATGATGCGGATTACCTAAAATTGCTTCAAACATATCGGGTTCTACTACATCACCGTCAATAGTTTCTTTATATGTTATAATATGATACTTAAAACCTAATTCGTGTTTTTCAATAGGCTCTGCATTATCTTTATATGTAAAAGCAGAAATATCTAATTGTTCATTTTCATCCAAGATAAACATAAAACCATCATGTTCTTCTTCATTATAAATTTCTTTTAAGTAGTGTTTCATTAGAATCCTATTTTATGTTGTTATAGATATATTTATTTCAAGAGATTATAGAATGGAATATAAAATAAAACCTCCAGATATTAAAGATATCTATAATAGATTAAAACATTCAGCAAAAAAACGAAATATAAATTTTACCCTAACTATGTCGGAATTAAATGATATTAGTTTTCCAATATCTTGTCCTGTGTTAAATATACCTTTAAAATGGTACAGAAACAAACCCCAAGACGATAGTTATAGTTTCGATAGAATTGATAGCACAAAAGGATATGAAATAGATAATCTAATGATTATATCAGTAAAAGCTAATCGAGCTAAAAACAACTTATCTGAAGAAGAAATAACTAAATTTTGCAATTTTTATAAAAATTAACAGTCATCACAATCACAATCTAGAGCATACATTAAAATAGCAATTGTTGATATAATTGCTATCATTACGACACCAAATTCGTCAGCTACAGTTACATTTTCCATAATACCTCCAGATTGAAAAAGGAGCTACGCGCTCCTTTTATTTTAACAATTCCACTTTTTTAATGATAACGCCTTTCTTGTCGGTTTACCGTGTTCGTCTTTCATCGGTCCAGGCATACCACCCATTCTAGCACAAAAACTTTTACGTCTTTTTGCAGCTCTGCTATCTGGATCCAATTTACTTGGTGGAGTAGTTACAGCAGTTTGAAGTTTACTTCCAGGATGTTCTTTTCTATAACTAGCAACACCTTTTGCATTTAAACCGCCATTTTTATTTTTACCCTCAGATCTACGCCATGCAGCAGTTTCAAATAATTTTTCATCACTAACAGATTCAGCTGATTCCCAAAGATCATCGCTATCGATATCGTGTTCAAGAGCATATTCTTCTATAACACTTTCAATCAAATCAAACATTTCCTCAGGTGTTAATTCAATGCTTTCATTAGGAACGCAATTATTAACTCGTTTACCGCCTTTCATCTTAGTGCCTTGTTTATGATAGTTTTTCCAACACTTTAAAGCAAGGGAACTTTTTCTTTCCTGTAATTCCATAAATATTTCCTCGTAAAATAACCTTTAGTAATATTTATAGAATTATTATCTAAGAATTCAATGATGAATAGGGGTTTTACCCCCTATCCACCAATAACATAAGAACTAAACTTATGCTGCAGCTAAATCTTTTTTCAATAAGTTAGCAATTGCTTTTACTTCAATATTCACAACACCCAATACACCTAAAGCAGCCCATCCGAAGAATACGAAGCCGTAGTGTAAAGGAGCAACAAACAATTCTTCCATAAACCAGAAAGTGTGACCCCATTCATTCAAACCTACGTTTGGAAGAATCATGAAAGGTCCAATTACCGATACCAAATACTGCAATGGTAAACCTTTTTGATAGGTTGGCAATCTTGTTTTTGCGTATAAGAAAGAAGCAACACCAGTAATGATATAGATTGGGTAGCTCAAATAAAACTCAATAACATGACTTGGAGTAAAGTCAGTGTCACGAACGATTGTTTGATGCCATGTACCATCTTGTTCAGTGAAGTAAGACGCACCGTAATAAATTGCGATACCGTACATTACCAACCATACCCAATGTGTGAAATGACGACGCAATTCTTCACGTGGTGTGATTGACATTACTTTACGATCACGAGTTTTCCAAATATAACCCCATAATACAGATGCTGTTAATACCTCCAATACCATTTCGATGTACAAAAAGTTCATCCAGTATGTTTCAAACTCTGGAGCAAATGAATCTAAACCAGCAGACCACCCATAAACACCCTCATACCAACGAACCCAACCATAAAACACAATATACAAAGCTGCGCCAAATAACATAGCTTTTTTATTCAAAAGTGAAGCTTCTTTTGCTTCTGCTTTTACTGTTTCAACTGTAGCTGACATATTATTCTCCTAAACCAAGGGAAAATTAAAAAAAGTTTAGCTCAGATTATACTTCAATCCAAGTTAAGTTTATTTATAAAAACCAACCGTTATAGTTGGTTTTTATGGTACATCAAAACTCATCAATACATTCTAGTAACTTAATGAGCTTTTTTTCTATAAAATACTTCATTAACAACGGTTTAGATCCAGTTTTCGGAGCTTCATATTGTTCAACGATAGCATCTTTAATATCCTGCGGTGTCATAGATAAATCAATTAATAATTTATTTCTTTGAATATTTCTATATAGTTCAAGTTCAGTATTACTAAAATCTTCTGCTAGTAATGCTGCTTTTTTCTTAGCTGTTAATGGTTTCTGACGAATACCAGCAACAAATACATTATCATTAGATAATACTGATGGAATACCATCACCAGAATCTCCTGTTAATATCTTTTCTTTCAATTCTAATTGGGGATTTTCTGATTTAACATAAATCCCCAACATTGGATTATACTGCTTAACATTAGCATACTGATGTAATTGCTTAAAGTCGCCATCAGAACTTACAATTAATACTGATTCATGAGCACTAATTCTAGGAACTAATGTACCAATTACATCATCAGCTTCAGCTCGCTCAACATGCACTACTTTATACGGAAAAATAATTTTTAAATCTTCGCGAACTTCATCAAGAACTTCAAAAATAACTGTCCAGTCTAATTTAGATGCTTCACGAGCTTTTTTTCTACCTGCTTTATAGAATGGAAATACTTCCTTTCTCCAGTATTTTCTAGAATCACAACAGATAATTACTTCTCCATATTCCTTTTTAAATTTATGTATATTAGCTCTAATAGAGTTTAAAACTAAATGTCTACACAAATCTTTAGTTAAAACATTAATTCTATTAGATGCAACCTGTGATTGCATACCACTAATCACTACTTGGTTAAAATCGATGAGGATCGCCATTATTGTTTCCTTTGGTTAATTTATAAATATAGTATAATATACATATACAAAAAAGTCAACAATTATTTTACAGGATCAACCTATGTTAAGGTTTAAACACTTTCTTAAACTAAATGAAGAATTATCCGCGAAAGAAAAAGCAAAAGTTGCTAAATGGCCACCAAGAACAGAACAAGCAACTAAAGCTACTGACCCATACTTCGGGAAAGGCGCAGAAGATAAATATACCCAACTAAGTGGCTTCCAAGATAAATCTGAAATTCATCACGCGATTGAAAGACATCTAGGTAAACAAATAACATCAGATGAATATAAATCGGGTCAAACTACAGATAATCACGGTAGACAAGCAAAAATCGGAAAACTATTACAAAAATCTAACGCTCCGGAAAATTTAACTAATGGGTTTGCGAATGATACAACTCGTCAAGGTAAAAAATTTACTGGATTAACTGTTAGAACTACCAGAAGTGCTGAAGGTATTGCTGGACAAACTTCTGGTAATCAAAGCTGGGAACAACAATCTTGTAAAAATTTTAACACAGGTTCAAATAAACATTATCTTCAACCAGAAGTTCAGCATGGTACTGTAGTGCATTATCTACATGACCATAAAGGAAATGAAATCGCTAGATCTACAGCTCAACCATATACAAATAAAGCCGGTCATACTATGTATGTCACGGATAGTCATTACGGCATCAGAAATAAAGAATTTATGGATCATGTTGAACAAGCTAATAAAGAATTATCAGGCGAACATCCTAAAGGATCCGATTTACTATATCATAAACACCCATCAGTATATAATGATAACAATATACCTGTTGCTTTACACCCATCAGCAAAAGAAAGTGATTTAGATAAAGCATTAAAAGTTCCGCATCCTGAAATAAAAATGGCGGCTTTACGTCACCATAATATAACTCCAGATCAATTATCTAAAGCTCAAGATGATGAAGATGAATCTGTTAGAAAAGCAGTAGCACAAAGTCCAAAAGCTAACCCAAAACATTTACATAAAGCTCTTGATGATGAAAACGAAGATGTTCGCTCTGCGGCAGCTTTAAATAAAAACGCAGATTATAATAATTTACACAAAGCATTGGATGACAAAAAACACGTTCAAACTAGAATAAATGCTATACAAAATGGTAATATAGAAGAATCACATTTAGATAAAGCAATAACCGATACTAATAACACAGTTAGACAAGCAGTAGCTACACACAAAAAAGCTACACCTGATCATATCAATAAAGCTTTAGATGATCATATTTGGACAGTTAGACAAGCTGCTTTATCTAATGGCAAAATAAACCCAGACCATATTAGAAAAGCATTTGATGATAAAAATGACGAAGTAAAAGCAACAGCTTTATCACATGATAAAGCTCCAGTAGACGTTTTACATAAAGCTTTGCACCCAGATAATGATATACAAACAAGAATGGCTGCAGCTACACATAAAAATCTACCTGGAAAGGATATATCCAAAATACTAGAAAAAGAAGATAATTTTAATATAAGAAAAGCTGCTGCTAGTAATCCTAGCGCGGAAAAACATCACATAGATGCAGCTTTAAATGATAAAAATCCTCACGTTAGAGTTGCTGCAGCGGGAAATAAAAATGCAAATTCCGATCATTTACACAAAGCATTAGATAATTTGGAAGAACCATCTGTTAGAAAAGCAGCGGCTGAAAATGAAAGAGCACATTCTGATCATTTACATAAAGCATTAGATGACGAAGAACCTATAGTTAGAAGAGCAGCAGTTAATAATCCTGCAGCCAAAAAAGAACATATAGAAAGAGCATTATCGGATAAAAATATGGGAGTTAGTAACGCAGCTTTTGAAAGATTAGCACAAAATAAAAAAGACTAAAATGAAAAAGGGGAGCTTTCGCTCCCCGATTCTTTTATCCAAATAATAATTCAGAAACAGACTTAACTTGAACTCCATTCTCAGTAACGACTCCATTTACGACTTTACCTGTAGATAAAGTATAAACAATAGTATCATTACTAATAGTTTCGTTGATCATCACGGTAGAAAATCTACCTTGTAACTCAGTCATCTCTTTTGGTGTTAAATTTACACTCATATTTGCTCCAATTCTTTAGCGTATAATATAATATTCGTTGTTTGTTCTAATTCAACCTTTTGTTCAATTAAAGATTTCACTTTTTCCTCTAATTCAACAATTCTATCGCCAGTTAAATTCCAAATCTTCATATCTAACAATTTACTATCAAAATTATTCTCTTCTAAAATACCAAATAACTCAATTTTAGAAGCATTTTTAAATTTATCAACATTAACCAAGTAAAAATAGATAAATCTAATTCTTTCATTTAACTCGATAATATCTCTGTCTAAAATTTCAATTAATTTATTAATTCTATCTGTATATTTACCTAAACGCCAATCAATAAAATAATCAATAATTTCGTTAACTGATCCAAATTTTCTTAATTTACCTGTAGGCAACCAACAAGTTAAATTCTCGGTTACTGTTGTAACTAATTTCAATTTCTCTAGAATAACCTCGTCCTCTATTGAATTAAGGATTCCTCGTTGATAAAATACATCAATATCAAACCCTTCCTCTGTTGAATTATCTTCATAATCTTTAATAGAACCATTCTCTACTAATTTATTTAACTGTTTTTTAATATCATCAAGATACATTCCTACAGGTAATTCAGTTATTTTTACCTGAGTTGCATTAATTCTTTCAATACAACCTTGAATTTGATATTTATTTACATCAACTCTAGAAACTTTCCCCTTAAATCCACTAAAATACGGCAATAAATCTAATTTCTTTGAACCTCCCGAGAGCTTCAATTTAATATACCGCGTAAGCTCACGAGGATCCCTCGAGAGGATCGTAGAGGCGAAACCTGTACCTATGCCCTGAGAACTATTTAAAAGCACTCCTGGGAGCACAGGAACAAAGAAATTTGGCTCTATTTTAAAGTCGTCCTCGTATAAATGCTCAAGGATAATATCATCTTCTTTACGAAAGTATAATCTAAAGTTTTTAGACATTTTAGTAAAGATATAACGAGCTGCTGCAGGAACAGGAGATAACCTAGAACCGAACTGTCCAATGGGATCTAACCAGTTTAAATTGTTAGATCCAGTAAAATTTTGAGCTAAATTGCAAATAACGCCAGCTATGCCTTGTTCGCCATGATGATAATGAGTTGTATGCGCCACCATACTTGATAATTGCGCAACTTTCATTTCATCAGTTATTGCTTTAATTAAGCAAGTATAAATTACTTTTCGTTGGGTAATTTTTAAACCATCTACTAAATTTACGATCGATCTTTCGTTATCATAATTAGAATAAGATTTATATTGGGAATTAAAAAAATTCTCTATTGATATTTCTCTCATATATTTTCCAAAAATTAATTTATATTATACATATCACTTTGCTAATTATAATTTATCCTTCTATATTTAACCATTCTTTTCTTTTATCAGCCATACCAGTTTCTTTTGAAAATTGTAAGTTAAATATTTCAGAATCTTTAATTCCATCTGTTTTTACCAATTCAAGATTTGATTTCAAATTCAGCAAATATTCTTTCCATTCAATAGATGAACTTGTCCCTAAACCTTTGTAGTAACGACTTTCAAATTTTTCATTAATTTTAGATTCTTTCCATTTAATAAAAGAATCTATATTATAAAAACTTATAGTATCTTTTTTATACTTAACTTTAACAATTGGTGTATTTAAAATATATATTATATTTAAATCAAAAAGTTCTGGCCAAAATTTATAAAAAGCATTTAACAACAATCCACGAATACCGAATCCATCTAAATCTTGGTCTGTTGATAATACAATCTTACCAAAACGAATATCCTCAATAGATTTTACCTTAACACCAAACTGCAATCCAGTAATTGTCATAATATTCTTAAATTCTTTATTCTCAAGAATATCTTTTAATTCCATAGGTGTTACATTTACAGGTTTTCCGCGTAACGGAAATGCAGCCATTGTCTTTGGATCTCTGCCTGATAATAAACCAGATAAAGCTGAATCTCCTTCTGCTAGGAATAACATAGCATCACTGCGCTGTTTAGTAGAAGCATCATGAAATTTATCAACTCTTCTTGGATCGGCTTTATCTAAATTCTTATTAGCTTTACGCAACTCAGCCATTTCAGATGCTTTTTCTTTAGCTTGAACCCAATCCAATATTGATTGAATAATATCAGATTTTAAAATAGACTTAATAAATTTATCACTAACCACCCATGAAGTTTTCCACTCAGATGCCGGACTAATCATATTTTCTTTAGTTTGGCTAGAAAATCTAGGACGATTAATTGTTCCTGAAATGAAAACTCTAAAGTGATTTTTAATATCAGATGGCTTTACATCTACTTTATGTTTCCGTTTAAAATGCTCGCGCAATTTATTTGTTATCTGGTCAACAATATAATTGACGTGAGTTCCACCCTGATATGTTTCAACCGAGTTAATAAAAGAAATTTGTTCAAATCCATCGGAATCGCTAATACCAACTTTCCAATCTTTAGAATTATCAGTAAAATAGGTATCGGAATACAATGCAACATAATCATCAAAAGATCTAAATCTAATTAAATCTCCATTAAAATAAAACTTAATATCAAGATTGTTTGCTGCAGCATCAATTACTTTCTTTTGTATTTTAGAAATATGATCTGCATCCAAATTACCTAATTTAAAAAACTCATAGTCTGGGGTAAACGTAATTTTAGTTCCATTTTTAATAAAATCTTTAATTATTGGCTCAGAACGCTCGCGCATGCCATTCCAGAAATCTTGGGTTAGTTTCTTTTTACCATCACAAGATTCAATTTTAAAGTTTGTTGATAGAACATTAGTTAATGTTGAACCAACTCCATTAGTTCCAATTAATGATTGATCTTCATCGTCATTAAAATTAGAACCAGCTCGTAAATTAGAAAATACGGTTTCAGCAATATAAGTTCCGGTTTGTTCATGAAGAACAACAGGAATTCCTCTACCATCATCCTGAACTGAAATTTCATCGAAGGTAATATCTACTTTAATTGATGTTAAAGTATCAGGCGCACGTTTTCCTTCATCTATTGAATTATCTAGAATTTCAGAGAAGATTTTAATAAAAGCAGGAATATAAGAAATATCACGCTTTTCCATCTTTTTAGTAGTATTATTAAAAACCCATTCTTGACTGGTCTGAACAGAGGTTGAACCGGCATACATACCCGTTCGCTTTCTAATATGTTCAATTTCATCAAGAACTTGATATGTTTGTTGAATATGTTTAGTCATAATATGATAGTAAAAAGGTTAATGAATAAATATTATATATTACATTTTAAAATTAGTCAAGCATTTTTTAAGGACAACAATGAAATCATTTAAACAATTTATTACAAATATGAATGAAAATATCATCAGCGAAGAAGATATATTGGAAAATCAATTATTATCTATCACTGAAGAATTATTATCAGAAGCTGTTGGTAATATAATTAACGCAAAAGATCATCCACTATATAAAACTCGTTCAGAAGATGAGATAAAATTACATTCTCCAGAGAAAGTTCAAAAAGCATTAAATGGCGACGCAACTTCCGTTAGAATCATGGATAAAAACGATAAACCAAAACACGGAGATTTAGTTGGAGCTAGATTGAATATCAATGTACTTAAAAATACTTCTAAAAAAGATATCGACGGTAGACCAATTTTAAGTACAGGTGTTCCAATTTTAACGCTACATAAAAATACCAACACCTCTAATTATAAAAGAGGTCAAGGTTTCTATAAAGGTGAAGCAAGATCGTACCAACAAGTTTCTACTTTACATAATGCACATTTTAATGTACACCAAAAAGGCAGAGAAGCGATTGCTACAGGTAAAATGAATAAACATCCTATGGCATCAGTTGATGGAAATTATGACGCACATGCTGAACCAAATTTTGATGGTGTTGAAGCTAGATTTAATCCTATGGATCATCATTTATTCGTAGATAATAATGGTCATGCTATTAAATCAGCAGAACACGTTACGCTACATGGACACAGAGCTTATTTAAGAGGCAAAATAGAATACCATACTCCAGAAACTGCCCCTAAAAGAGCCGGAGATGCTCCTTCTAAAACTCAATTTAAACCAGAGTAAAAATTATGTTAAGATTTAAACACTTTTTAATGATTGAAGCTAAAATAGATGATTATAAAGCTCAAGAAACTGACATTTCAACTAAACACGATCCCGAAGCTAAATTTAAAAACTCTTCTGACATCATCGATCACTTCCATAAACATGCTCCAGGCGGAAATGTTCAACACACTAGATGGATGATTGATCGTTACAAAAAAGGCGAAATGAAGCAGGAAGATGCTCCTGATATGAAAGATACTTTATCTAATTTTGATAAGTATAAACCCAAACTTCCTAAGAAAAGAATTGAACAATATAAATCTATTGAAGAATTAAAAACGACTCTTCATCCACACAAAGAACAAGACGAACATTCTAAATCTGTAAATAAACAAACCATTGAAGATGGGTCTACTGTTGTACATAATAGTCCTAGAGTAACTACTTATCATGTTCATACAATGGAAGCTGCGCAGGAATTAGGTAAATCTCCTAAAGGACACACATTAGGTTGGTGTACTTCTCATCCAGATCCAGACAAAAATATGTTTGATCATTACGATGATGAATCTAACGGCAATTTCCATATTTTACATATGCATAAAGAAGAATTTCCATATCGTAGAATTGGCGGAGTAGGCGTTAAAGGTCAATTCCAAGACGAAAATAATGCGTTAATAAAAAGTAAAGATCTACACGATTTAGTAAAAAGAAACCCAGAATTACATAAAATACCAGAAGTTGCAAATACTGAACACTATAAACATGAAATGAAACATTATACAGCTTCTAGCCCAGATTCGTCTAAAGAAGAATTGGGAGAATTGAGTAAAGATCCTGATCCTGAAATTAGAAATGCTGTAGCTAAAAATCCTAGTGCTCATAAAACACATCTAGATACATTATCTAAAGATGAAAAGTATTTTGTAAGAAGATCAGTAGCTCATAACAAAAACGCGGATAATGATCATTTTGAAACATTACATAATGATCGTTCTGATGATGTTAGAGAAGCTGTGGCTGAACGCACGCCAAACCAGAATCATTTAAAACATTTAGTTAACAAAGATAGTCCAATTAACGTTAAAATGGCTGCGGCTACGAATAAACACTTATCTAAGGATCAGTTAGGAGAATTAAGTAAAGACGATAGTTCTTATGTAAGAAGAGAGGTAGCAGCTAATTCCCCGCATAAAGAACATTTGGATAAATTGGTTGGCGATAACAAAAGTAACGTTAGATCAGCAATAGCGGAAAACCCTAATGCTTCTAAAGAACATTTAGATAAATTAGCTAACGATGAAAATGATGATAATTATAATGTACGTGCGAGCGTAGCAAAATATTCTCCTCACAAAGAACATTTAGATAATGCAGTAAAAAGCGATAGGTATCAAATTAGATCAGCCGTAACACAAAACCCTAATGCTTCTAAAGAACATCATTTAGATAAATTAGTTGATGATACAAATGAAAATGTTAGACAACATTTAGCTGATAATACTGTACACAAAGATCACCTAGATAAATTATCTACTGACGATTCTGATAAAGTAAAATTTGCTGTTATTAACAATAAACACGCTGATAAAACTCATTTACTTAATGTTGATAATTCGGGTCATAAAAACGAGTATCAATTTAAAAATGCTATGGTAAATCACCCTAATATATCTAAAGAACACCTAGAAAAATTAGCTACCCATAGTAGCGGCGATATTTCTTCTACAGCTAAAGGTAGATTAGCTGAAAAAGATTACAAATAAAAAGAAAGGGGGCGTTGCCCCCTTTTTCATATAACCTTATAAAGTTACATCAGCAGAAATAATTGAATCAAGTCTAAATGAACGCCATCCTTTACTTTCCAAATCCCATACAGATAATACTTCGGGATTTTCTACTTTAACTTTCGCTCCTTCTTTAATTTCTACTACTGGAAGCAAATCCGCTTTCAATGTACATTTCATTGTTCTTTCAGAGCCATCTGCTTTAGTGAAAACGATAGTTCCGAAACCATTTTGTAAGTTAGCTTTTAATGTATCTTTATTGATTTTTGTCATAATATAAATTCCTAGTAAATTAAATTTTGAGATCTTTTTCAGTGAAAATACCGAACATCGCTTCAGCGAAATCTTCGGGGTATAAAGTTTTGGTTTGTATAGCTTGCTCTTGTGAAGCTTTTTTACCTTTGTTACTTGATGAGTAACGTAATTCCATCAGATAGTGTTGACGGAATATCAGATTTTTTAGGTTCATTTTTCTGGTTTCCTAGTAATGTTTGGGGCAATTTGAGGTTGCTGATTTAGATGGTCCAGCGTTTTGCCCAATAATTCTGGATCCATCGGAGTCACAACTCGTACAACAGGCTCGTGTTTAGGGATACTGTTATACACATCTTTAATACTGTTTAAAATTGACATTTTTCTTCTTCTTTATTGGTTGATAATCGTCATACTCTAGCTCAGAAAATGAAACTTGATTCGATTTAAATTTCTTAATCTGTTTGGTCTTTTTAGGCTGGAAATCGTTATAATCTTCCATAAGAATATTTTGGTTCTTTTTCATTTGTTGTACAATACACCAATCTTAATTTAATAATTCTGGATAAACTTCTCTAACAAGATCTACTGTTAGATATTTAACTTTTAAATCTTTATGTAACATGTTGAAGAAAATCTCTGCTTCTTTAGGTTCAAATGATTCTAATAGTTGTAGTAAAAGGATCTTACGTTTATCTTCTGTTAATGACTCAGCTGTTGGATCGCCTTTAGTAAACAAATAAGCTCGACGGATCTCTGACTCAATTCCAGCATATCTAATTCCTAATTCGGTATCTGGCTTAATATAATCTGTTGGAAATTTATCTTCAACATAGAATTCATATTTTGGATTAAATGTATATTTTAATACTTCCTTAAAGTGATATAGATTATTCTGTTGAAGGATATTTAATCTTTGTTCTTTAGATCCAGCTAGATTAAATTCATCTAAAATTTCATGTACGTTCTTAATCATATAATAGTGTAAGTTAGGTTACTGTTAGAATCATTATCGATTCCATTTACTTAATTTCCCGAAAGGGGTAGGAGTGTCTACTCATTTTTATTTATTGTATATTAAATTTTTGATTTAGTCAAGCATTTATTTAAAAAATATTAATTAAGCGAAGCAATGTGAGCGAAGCGAACATTTAGTTTGTGGCTAATCTAATCCCTCGCTTCGCTCGAGATTGATTCCTTCGGAATCAGAATTCAATTTTTCTTAGATTGAATTTTCTTTACCCCCCCATTCATGTATACGAATATACACTTAGGTTTTAAAGAAAAACTGCAACTGGTACGGGTGTCAGCTACAAAAACTATTACAACTAGAAACTATCCTAAAAAGATAGTCCGCCGATTAATTATG